CAGCAGCACCAGCAACAGTCTTAGCATAACTTACAACTGGCTTATAGAGTGAAGACATGTTTGAGTGGTCTCCAGCGGAGTTACGTGTGCTAGCCATTTACTTCTTCTTGCCCATCTTCTTTACGACAGCCTTCTTAGCGGCAGACTTCTTGACGACATCCTTGATGCCCATCTTCTTTTCCATCATAGCCATCTTTGAGCCTTCGCCCTTTTCATGCTTCTTCATAGCACCCTTAGATGCGTACATTTCCATCTTAGCCATTATAGTCCAACTTCCTTCATAACTTCGGCGGTTTTTTTATTTATCTGGTGTGCTTTAGGCATGGTCTCCGCATTATAGGCCTTACCCAAATTCTCTGATGCAGTGTGTGCTGCTTCTATGTGTGCCATAGATGTTCCACCTGGACGTATGCCCTGGTCTCTTGCATCTCGGTATGCATTAAGTTCAGCATTCCATTTTTTATCTGAAATGTCCCTAGTGGTATCACCAGTTCCAAGTTCAAGTGTTCCAATTTTACAACCAAAACATCCTTCTACATATTCTGGATGTGTCTGTCTTTGGTGAATATTCATTGTGTCCCTACTGTGCTGTAAAGTTTGCTTCTGTAACCCCAACGCCACCAGCAATTAATGCTGTTTTAGTTGCTGCGTTTACTGTGTAGTTATACCCACCACGATAGATTTCGCTATAAGTATTAAGAACTTCATCTTGTAAATAACGCACTTGTTGATAAGCACCAGGTTCTCCAACAACTGTAATACCTCTATCTAATTTACGAAATTGAAATAGACGATGTCCACCAGCAGGGCCTTCGGCAATGATTGGTGTTACGAATGTATAGTTTGGCATTATTCTCCTTATAGTGAATTTACTGATGAGGCTAAGTTTCCTTAGCCCCACCCGTCAATCAACTATGATGCGATTGATGAACCTGATTCGATTCGGTATAGTGCTTCTTCACGGTAACGTGCGAAACCAAGTACGCCGTACCAACCCATTGGGCGGTGACGCATTAACTTGTCAACGACTGGTCCGATAACTACATGTGGCTCTTCTGCAACTGCTTCTGCAAGCGCTTGCTGTCCAGCGATGATAGTACGGTAGTTACGTGCAGATGATGCACCGTCTGTTGCGTTGTACAAACGTGGTGATTCAATAAAGTATGCACCTTCGTATGTACCGATTTCTCCTGCCCAGATGCGGTCCTGAACTGAACCGTATTGGTTAGGAAGCAACCAACCTGATGAGCCTGTCTCGGCGCGTAGGTCGTGTGAAACTTCTGGGTGGATACCAGCCCAGTATAGTGAGCCCTTGCGAGCCTTTGACTTACCAGCACGCAACTTCGCAACGGCCTTACGGACGTTAGCAGAAGAAAGTGTTGCAGCAGCAGTAATTGTTGCTGTAGAAGTCGCTGTTGAACCTGAGTAGATTACGTTAGTACCAGCACGCAATGTTTCCATTGCTACCTGGTCGATTGAATCTGCAAGGTTGAACGCGATGATGTTAGCGATTGCTGGGTCTACGTCTGCAAGAGAGAAGAGTTCCAACGCACGTGTAACAAGAACTGAGTTACCGTACTCGTTAAGAGTGATAGTAACAGATGTTGGTGTAGACATTGCTACTGCATCTGGGTCAGTTGTTTCTGTAAGTGTTGATGTTGCTGCTGATAGGTCAGCGTAGCGCTGTAGCACTACTGTTGAACCTGGAATTGATTGGTTTGTAGGACGCTTGTCTGCTACTGAACGAATGAGTGGCTCTGAACGGAGGGCAAACTCCAAGAGACGGTCATACGCTTTTTGTACTAGACCAGCACTACCGACTGTTCCTCCGAGTGAGGACGAACCTGTGGTTGTATAGGCATTAGCCATTGCGTGTCACCTCCAAGTGACTAGGAAACTATGATTAGTTTGAGCGAAGAATTGATAGCAACTCGTCCATATCGGCCGCGCCATCAATACGATTGTTAATATCTTCTGCTCTGTCAGGTGTAACTGCACCTTGTGTGAGAACATCTTGCTGGCGTAATGCCGCACGATTAGTCTCACCTTTTTCAGGTGCATCCTGCGATGGAATATTGATTCCGAATAACTCGGCATTGTCATCAAGCCAGTTATTCACTGACTCTTCGTTGACTTCGCCGTCGATATCCTTGAGAAGCAATCTTGCCGCCTTAGGACTTACACCTTTCTTTTCTAGGACTTCTTTGACTGTACGCTCACGCTGCGTTTTCGACAATCCATCGAGTTGCTCAGTGAGTTCTTTAATACGCTTTTCATCAGCGCGTTTAGCCTTCCGCAATTTCTTTAGTAAATCGCTTCCAGTTTCATTACCTGTTATGACTTCTGTATCAAAGTCGTCTTCGTCTTCATCCCAGTAGTTGTTGCTCATAGCAACTGTCCACCCTTTCGTTAGTTGAATCGCAAGCCTCAGATTCCAATCGGGGGATTGGGCTGGCTCTTGCTACCAGTCTAGTACGCTTCTTTGGGCTGGTCTATCAAAGAAGGATTCTATTTAGAACTGACCTGCTGCGGATTGCTTATTAAGGTATCCTGTTGAGAATGCACCCTTTGAAGTTCCAGAGGAACCGCTAAAGTTAGCAATTTCTTTTGCTGTCAGTTTTTGACGAGCACGTTGTGCTGATGCAAGGTTATTAAATACTTCTTGCTCTGCGGTGCTTTGTCCATAGGCATCTGTTGTGCCTCCGTAAATTTGGCTAAGTTTTTCAGCAGTTGGAAGAATGCCAGCAATAGTTGCATAGCCTGTCTGTGCCTGTTGCTGTGTAACCCCTTGGTTGGCAAGTGCCTCTGAAACTCCAACGCTAGATTGAAGTCCTTGTAGGCTCGCTGCTGAACCAATCTCTGCTGCAGAAATCTTCTTCTGAATTGTATTGATATTTTGCGCTGGGTCTAGGATGTAGCCAATCAAATCTGGCTGAGTGATACCATAGTAATCACGAAGTGTTGTAGTTACAGATGGGTCAGCATTCTGAATGCGTGTTACTGCTGTATTAACTCTATTAGTAAGTTCTGTTGCAGATACATCATTTGCGATGAATTGAGTTACATATTCATCATTGGCAAACTGTGTCAATCCGTATGAACGTAGAACTTGACGATATCCATCTTCAAGATTAAGATACTCTGCTGGCGTAAGGACTTGTAGATTGTTCTTTACGCGGTCAGCATTAGCCTTAAAGCGTGCTTGGTATTCAGGTGTCTCTGCCAATTGAAGTGTAATTGTTGCTTCCGTTGCTCCATCAATTGCAAGTGCCTTAATTTTGTCTGCAAGTGTCCCAAGATTATATTGTGCAAATCGTGCTTGCATAACAGCAATAGTAGATTGACGAGCCTGTTCTTTTTCAAGAGCAGCCTGGGCCTTTGCATAATCTGCTGCAGTCGTATCTGCCACATTAGTTGTTGCAAGAGTTACATTACCAGCAGAGTTAATATTAGCACTTGGCGTATAAGTTGTTGCAGACGCTGGAGTAGATGAATCATTTGTAGAAGTTACACCATTGCCAGGTGCAAACTTATTTACTCCTGCGGCTTTATCTGCTGCGGCTTTAGCCGCTGCTGCATCTGCTGCGGCCTTATCAGCCGCTGCTTGTGCTGCTGCTGCAGCATCTTTTTCTGCTTGAGTTTTTGCTGCTGCTGCTGCGGCATCTGCCGCTGCTTTATCTGCTGCAGCCTTTGCTGCTGCATCTGCTGCGGCCCTGTCAGCCGCATCTTGTGCTGCTTTATTTGCTGCTGCATTAGCGGCTGCTGCAGCCTGTGCTGCTGCTGCATCGGATGCTGCCTTGTCGGCTGCTGCTAAACGTGCTGCATTTTGAGAATCGGTAAATGCACCACCAGATACAGTTGATACTGCTGGTGCTGCTGGAGCAATATTAACTTTAGTATTACTAAAGATTGTATTGCCACCATTATACTTTGGATTGCTTGTTAATACTGGATTAAGGGCAAGTAATTCTTGAAGTGTTAAATCGTTGGCTTTAGCAATAGCGCTAAGTGTATCACCAGGTTGTACGCGTACTGCCGTATCGGGGCTATTTGGGTCTGCGACTGCCATTACATCATACCCCAATCTTGCATTACTTTAAGTGACATAGAGTCAACAGTGTTACGTGCATTATTAGTATACTGCCATTCTGGAGAACTACGAAGTTCTTTTTCAAATTGCCATAGTGGCTTAGTAGATGGTTTGCCATCTGGTGTTACATACTGCAATGCCGCACGTAGACGTGGGTCATCATATGTAATTGAGTCAGCATCACGTTCTAGTAGATTAGCCATTGCTCCCTTATATGCAGATGCAATTGAATCTACAGTAACACCATTGTTGATTTGGTCAGCATAACCTGGGAAAGCGCTCGCTGCTTTGTCTCTAATTTCTTTTTCAATGTCAGCAGTTGTTATGCTACCAGCAAACAAGTCTTTTTGCTTCTGTGTCCAATAATTAGCATCTAGATACTTATCTACACCAAATGAACTAGCATATGATTTTAATGTAGTAGTATCACCAAGGATATTACCACCAAAACCAGTAATCTTTCCAGATACCATAATGGCCTGGTCAAATTGGTTGTCGTCCATTCCTTTAGCATAAGCATCTGCTGCAAGCAGGTCAAACGCAGCAATATCAATCTTAATGCCAGTTGTAACAAGACGTTGACGAGCAGCAATCTTGTATTTCTCTAGGCTGTCTGCGTATACAGCAGGTTGCTCTAACTTCTGTTTTTCGCGTGTTTTAACTGTTGCGCTTGAGTTCTTGTAGTATGCCGAAGCATAAAGAAGTTCCAGAGCCTTAGGAATATTGTTCGCTTTGAACATAGCATAAACTGCCGCTAGTTCAGGATGTGCGGCAAGTAACGCCTCACTAATTCCATATGAATTTGCTGCAGTTATGCCAGCATTTGCATTTGCTGCTGCCGCTGCGGCTGCCTCTGTAGCAAGCCTTGCCTCATTTGCTGCATCTAACGCTGCCATTATGCACCCGCCACATTCTGTGATAGCCAACCAGCAAAGTCAATACGCTTCTTGCGGTCAAAATCATCTGGATTTGCTTTTTTAAGTTCTGCTTCAATAGTTGTTTTAGCAGCAGTTGTTGAGAATGCAGGAGTCTGGGTAACTAATGTTTCCATTTTACCAGTCTTTTTATTCTTTACAACTTTGCTAACAGATGTTGTACCCTGTTTGATTTGTTGGTCAAGAACGGCAAACTTTGCTTGCTTTTCTTCTTCTGTTGCAGGACGTCCAAGAGTGGTTACATATACATCATCAATAAGTGCATTGATTTCTTCTGGCTTATACTGATAAACTTGACGAGTTGTATCAGGAGCCTTCGGGGTTGCTGGTGTGTCAAGACCAGGAAGGTATGCGCTTTTAAGACCAAGCAGGAAGTCTGAGTATGTCTTTGACTTTCCCTGTAGAGCAAGCAGTTCTGGGTTAGTAGCAATTACAGTAAGTATAGATTCTTTAGTCTTTTTTACTGGGTAACCCAACTTCTTTAGAATAACCCCAAGAGCGGTTGCTTCTTCATTTGTATAATTATCATTAGTATTTAATCCAGCAAATGCATTAGGGTCAACTGCTGGGAATCCAGGAAGCAACTTAAGTTTCTGGTTAATCTTATCAATTGCACTAATAGAAGGAGCAGCAGATTGACTTGGTGTAGGTGTAGGTGTTATGCTTGGAAGTGGATTAAACTTTGGCACAACAGGCTTACGACCTACTACTGGTGTAGCACTAGGTTTAGGTGTTTCTGCCATTATTTACTCCCAATCGCTGGTTGTTCTTCATAGACATATGAGAACTCATCCCCATCAAAATATCTATCATAGAACTTGCCAAAGTTGACATCTGTTCTACGTAGTTCTGCTACCTTTGCTTTCGCTGCCTGTAATAGGTCAGTTGCTTTGGCTGTATTAATTGTAGTTCCACGAGCCTTGAGAGCATCGTACATCTCATATCTAAAGTTTAGATACTCAACAACTGAGTGCCAACGTGGCTGCTTTGCTAGGTCTGCCCACAACTTAGGTGTGTTAGCAGCAATAGTCAATACCTGTACCACGTCATTCTGGCGGTTAGTATAACCAGCGCCAACCTTCTCTTCGTACCAAAGGTTATTCTGTGTCTTCATTGCTTCCATGAAGTTCTTCTTATATGTATCAAGAACTGCAGCGCCATATCCATGAGATACGTCATAAGGTGGGTCATTGTTGATGAGTTCCTGTGTTACAGTCTCAATCATCTTATTCCATTGATTCCAACCATTAGATACA